TATGAGCGATGCTATTCAAACTGCCCGTGAACTCGCTACGCATGCGTCTGATATCAAGCATTTGCAAGATGATATGGACAGGATGTTGGAGAACATGAAGGCTATGCAGGCAACGCTGTCTGCTATTGACAAAACGTTGTCTGAGGCCCGTGGTGGCTGGAAGGTTTTAATGTTAGTCGGTGGAGCTAGTAGCGTTGTAGGCGCAGGCTTAGTTCAGCTTGTTAACTGGTATGCCGGGGGCAAGTAATGCCAAGCACGAGTAAGAAGCAACACAATTTCATGGCGGCGGTGGCCAACAATCCATCGTTTGCTAAGAAAGTAGGCGTCCCACAGTCCGTGGGCAAAGAATTTTCTAACGCGGACAAGAACCGCAAATTTTCAAAAGGTGGTGATATGAAAGCAGAAATGATGAAAAAAGGTGGCATGCCCATGAAAATGAAAGACGGCAAAAAAGTGCCTATCTTTATGAATAAAGGTGGCATGGCTGCATCCTCTATGGGCAAAGTTAAAACTGCTGCTCCTAGCAAAGATGGTGTTGCTGTTAAAGGCAAGACCAAAGGTACGCAGATCAAGATGGCTGGTTCTGGTGTCCCCGGTGGCATCGGTTCCCGTGTAATGAAAAAGGGCGGCAAAACTTGCTGATCTAAGGAGTTCCAAATGAGTCCAGCAGAAAAACAAGCGCGGGAAGAAATGGCTGATCGCAAAATGCAAGACGCCACCGAAAAAGCGTATTCAAAGTCTTTGACTACTACTGAATACTCGCCCGAAAAGAAAGACCCGCGTGATGCAGTTCGCGGTCAGCGTGGTTATGCTAAAGGTGGTTCTGTTGGCTCGGCTTCTAAGCGGGCTGATGGTTGCGCTGTCAAAGGCAAGACTCGCGGCACTATGATCACTATGAAGAATGGTGGGATGTGCTGATATGGCAACCGCAAAACCAGCCGCTAAAGTAGTTAAGTCTCTAAAAGAGGCTGGGTTTTACGGTGCGAGTAAGCCTAAACGGCTGGGTATTATCAACAAAGTTACAACTAAACCTCAACGGATAGAGATGGTTGATAAACTGTTTCTGGCCAAAAAGGCTAAAGGTGGTAAAAAATGATGGCATCTCGTGGTATGGGCGCAATCCGCGCCAGCAAAATGCCCAAAGGTACTGAAAAGGCCCGCCGGGATGACACTGACTTTACCCAGTTCAAAGAGGGCGGTAAGGTAAAGTCTAAGGTAAACGAGGCTGGCAATTACACAAAGCCTAGCCTTCGTAAACGGATTTTTAACAGCGTAAAAGCTGCGGCAATTGTTGGTACTGGCGCAGGTCAGTGGTCGGCACGTAAAGCGCAAGTCATGGCTAAACGGTACAAAGCCGCAGGCGGTGGCTATAAATGAAATGGTCTGACAAGCGCAAGAAAGCCGTAAACTGTGATGCCCCAAAAGGTTTCTCAGAGAAGGCGCACTGCGCAAGTAAGAAAATGGCCGGTGGTGGGTTAGCTAAACCGCAACAGTCTCTTAAAGACTGGGGCAAACAAGATTGGACAACTAAAAGTGGTAAAAAATCTTCTGTCACTGGTGAAAGATACCTTCCAGAAGCTGCGATCAAAAGTCTCAGCCCTGCTGAGTACGCTGCGACGACCAAAGCCAAGCGGGCAGGAAAAGCCGCCGGAAAACAATTCGTAGCCCAACCCAAAACAATTGCAAAGAAAACCGCAGGGTATAGATAATGGCTAAGACCACCGGAACCACAGCTTTTGATCTCGACATGAACGACCTCATTGAGGAGGCGTTTGAGCGTTGTGGTCAAGAACTTCGCACGGGTTATAACTTCCGCACTGCACGTCGGTCGTTGAACCTGCTGACGATTGAGTGGGCAAACCGGGGTCTGAACTTCTGGACTGTAGAGCAGGGCCAGATTCCAATGGTTACGGGTCAGGCTATCTACCCCATGCCTACGGACACAATCAATCTTTTAGACATGGTTATACGCCAGAGTAATGCCACATCTAACCAGATCGACATCAACATCAGCGGTATTTCAGAATCGACCTACATGAGTCTGCCAAACAAGTTGGCACAAGGTCGACCAATTCAGGTCTGGTACAACCGTCAGTCTGGTCAAGAGAACAGCACTACGGTTACCCTTAACGGAACCATTTCATCTACAGCCACCACAATCACGTTGTCTAATGTGGACGGTTTGACCACTGCGGGGTTTATCAAGATTGATAATGAGACCATCAGTTACCCCAACATAGACCCTGTAAACAACCAGTTGTTAAACTGCGCTCGTGGACAGAATGGCACAACCGCTGCGGCGCCTACTGGTGCAGCTATAACCGTGCAGAACCTACCTGCTATCAATGTGTGGCCTACACCTAACGCCCCCGGAGATCAGTACATGTTTGTGTACTACCGCATGCGCCGTATTCAGGACGCTGGCACAGGTGTAAACGTGCAGGATATTCCGTTCCGTTTTATCCCCTGCATGGTGGCAGGATTGGCTTATCTGTTGAGTATGAAGTTGCCAGATATGGATCCCAATCGTGTGATGGCGCTAAAGGCTGAGTATGAACAGCAATGGCTTTTGGCTGAAGCAGAAGACCGCGATACCTCTCCGTTGAGGTTTGTGCCAAGGAATACGTTCTATGCCTAGTAAATTTGCATCAGGCAAACATGCAATTGCTGAATGCGACAGATGTTCGCAGAGGTATAAGCTCAAGGAATTAAAGACACAGATTGTCAAGACCAAGCCATTTAATATCAAGGTGTGCCCCGCATGCTGGGATCCCGATCAGCCGCAGTTGCAACTGGGTATGTATCCAGTCAATGATCCGCAAGCTGTGCGTGAGCCGCGTCCTGATGTGAGCTATCAAGTCTCTGGTCAAAGTGGCTTACAGATTCTGTTAACGGATAGCACCACTCAAGATGGGTTTGGCTATCCAGAGCAAGGCAGTCGGGTGTTTCAGTGGGGGTACAACCCTGTTGGTGGTGCAAGTGGGTTTGATACACTTTTAACGCCAAATAACTTGGTGTTAGCGATAGAACTTGGTACAGTTACGGTTACAGTTACATAAGGAGCCTGAAATGGACAAAGCAGATTTGAAACAAGACAAGAAGATGGTGGCTGGAGCCGTGCACAAGCACGAGAAAAAGCTACATCCCGGTCAGCCTATGACAAAACTTGCCAAAGGTGGCAAGACAAATGCTCAGATGAAAGCTCTGGGTCGTGGTTTGGCCAAAGTGGCTAATCAAAAGAAGTCTTCATTCACTTATAAAAAGGGAGCTTGATATGGCCACGTTTAGCAAAAAGATGATGGGTAAAGAAGTTGGCGATGCCAGCGTCTATGCTCCGCCCCACAATATGAATGGTGAAGCTGGTGTGGACATCAAGAACAGTGGCTATAACGGTGGTAACCGTTTGACCGCTAATGATGTAAACATGTCTGTTGGTAACATCAGTCGTGACCCATACAAAGAGCCAAAGACTTCTGGTATAAAAATCCGTGGTACTGGCGCAGCTACCAAAGGCGTAATGGCGCGAGGCCCAATGGCTTGATATGAATTACACCCAACTGTTTGATACTATTCAGTCGTATACGGAAAATAATTTTCCGGACTTTACTCTTGCCAGTGGCGGGATAGAGACAACTACCGAACAGATTAACAGGTTTATTGAGCAAGCTGAATTACGCATCTATAACACGGTGCAGTTTCCGTTTTTGCGCAAAAACATGACGGGTAATATCCAGTCAGGCAACAAATATCTTCAAGCTCCAAACGATTATCTTGCTACATACTCTTTGGCAGTGATAGATGCGTCTGGTAACTACGAATACTTGTTAAACAAAGACGTAAATTACATTCGTCAGGCGTACCCTAACCCAACTACAGATACTGGGATTCCAAAGTATTACGCGTTGTTTGGCCCTGCAATTGTGGGTAGCGCAATTACAACTGAACTAACGTTTATTCTTGGCCCAACTCCTGATACTACTTATACGGCAGAGCTTCATTTCTATTACTACCCTGAGTCAATCACGACTGCGGGTACGTCATGGCTTGGTGATAACTTTGACACGGTGCTCTTGTATGGTTCACTGGTTGAGGCTTATACCTTTATGAAGGGCGAGACAGACATGCTTGCCTTGTACGACGGTAAATACAAAGAAGCCTTGGCTCAAGCCAAACGTTTGGGTGATGGTATGGAGCGTCAGGATGCTTATCGTTCTGGTCAATATAGACAGGCGGTGACCTGATGGCTTTCACAGGTAACTACTCCTGCAATACGTTGCGCACAGGCTTGATTAACGGTACGTTGAGATTTGCAACAGATACGTTTCGTTTGGCGTTGTATACCAACTCAGCTACATTGAATCAACTGACTGCGGCGTATACATCAGATGGCGAGACTTCTGGTGGTAACTACGTGGCTGGTGGTCAAGTAGTCACGGCAACGGTTAATACCGCGCTTGGTTCAAACAGTAGCACTATTTATGTTAATTTTTCCAGCCCAGCGTGGGCTGGTGCAATCACTGCTCGTGGGGCGTTAATTTATGACGTGACTACTGGCGCGGCTGTCTGTGTTCTGGACTTTGGAAATAACATAACATCGACACAAACTTTCACCGTAACGATGCCTGCTGACACCAGCACGGCTGCACTCATTAGACTTGTATAGGAGAAAATATGGCATTGGTCACAACCACCAAAGGCGAAATGGACGATTCTCTTCTTGAGAAAAAAGAAGGCTTCGTAGATAATGACAACGAGTACACCACTTGGGTGGAGTATTGGTTAGATGGAGAACTTGTGCATCGTTCTGCTCATGTTCAATTGAAAAAAGCTGTGACGTTTTCTGCGGAAGCAGCGTCTTTTACTTAAGGAGCCTAACATGGCAAATACACACTCAATGGTCACGGAATTCATGGGCAAGCTCATGACAGGTACACACAATTTTGGCGTAGGTGTTGTTCGCGCTGGTACTGGCGCAGACACGTATTACGGTGCTTTGTTGCTGGCAAGTGGCACATTCAACGCTTCGTCTTCTAACTACACCGGCACAATTGGTGCTACTGCTATGGCAGGCGAAGTTTCTGGTACGGGCTACACGCCGGGTGGCGTGGCTATTACCAATGCAAACCCTCCTACGGCTACCAATTCATCGGCTACTGCCGGTGTGGCTTTCTGGACTCCCTCTGC